AGCGCAGGTTTAGTGGCGGGCACTGGCTGAGGCGTGAACGCAACAGCCCCAGCACTGCGCACCAGTGCGGCAGCCAGGCGAGGGTCTTGCGTGTGGGTCAGAATGTCCTCGATCCACTCCGGGGCAATAGGCCGGCGGTTGTTGGGGTTGAGGGTTTTGTGCAGGGCGTCTGGGTCAATGCCCATTTCAAGGGCCACGGCGGTAATACCGCCCTTTGCATCACGGCACGCGCGATACAGCGCCGCCCTGATCGACAGTACCGGCCCAGCGTCCGGCAGGAGGTCTTTACGGCTCATAGGTTTTATTTCCCCTTTATCGCCGTAGCCAATGGGCGCCGGGGCGCATACCATTGGGCTACAGCAGCTTAGCCCTCTGAACACTGGCTGTGTCCGGGGCTGGCTGTTGTGCGGTGAGCGGTGTGGTAGCTGCTCACCAACCCGTCAGGGCCTTGGGCTTCCGTGGTAGGTGGTCCCTTGGCCCTGACACCTTTTTAGCCAGTCGCACAGCGGCTGGCCTCGGTCCTTGCTCTATGCCGGTAGCGGTCTGCTGGTGAGGCTCCCGCTACCGGCTCCCGCCGCGTATTCCTTGGCTGTGTCCGGCGGGTGGTGATTCTCAGGCGGCTACTGTCTCGATGGGTCTACGCCCTACCGGCTTTACTTCATAAGCCTGGTAGCAGCCACCCGGTAGCTGGCGCACCCAGATAACGCGCTTTGACTTGAGCATCTGAGATACCGACCCCTGAGTGACGCCCAGCGCCGCAGCGGTCTCATCTTGCGAACGACTAGCGGCAAACTTTTTAAGCGGAATCGCACCGGTGAGTTTCATGGCAAACATGCCTCTCTGTTTCTGTACTGCCAGCCATATTAGTCAGGCCAATTTTATAGCGCAAGACATTATTAGCCCAAACGGTTGCAAATATAAGTGAGCGTAATAAATATTGGCTGCATGAAAAATGCAAACAACCCCAAGCAGGCCGAGGTAGACCCGGTAATCGTGGCCGAGGAAAGCCATCGGCTGCAGACGATCTACCGAGACCGCAAAGCGAAAGACAAAAGCCTAAATCAAGCCATTGTCGCTGAGCGGTGTGGGTGGTCATCCCAAGGTTCTGTCAGTCAGTACATGACAGGGCGCATCGCCTTGAATATTGAGGCACTACTAAAGCTGGCAAACGCCCTGCGTTTCACCCCGGCGGAAGTGAGCCCCAGACTGGCACCGCTGCTGCCAACGCAGATAAAAGAGGCTGCAGCCACTTACCTACCCACTAGCGAAGTCAGCACCCACGATGACGCAGGCCGCATGCTGCCAGTGATCGGCGAAGTGCAGGCCGGCGCTTTCTGCGAGGCGGTCGACAACTTCCACCCGGGCGACGCAGACGAATGGATTCACTCAGGAGGCCCCGTGAGCAGTCGGGCTTTTGTTTTGCGAGTAGACGGCACAAGCATGGTGCCAGACGTGTACCCCGGAGACAGGGTAGTCATTGACCCAGATATCGAAGCGCAGCCGGGCGATATCGTCCTGGCCAAACGCACCCGCGACCAAAGCGTCACCCTCAAGCGCCTGCGCCGTGAAGGCGGCGATTTCTATCTGGAAGCCAGCAACCCGGACTTCCCTGACCGCATCATCAGGCTGACCGAAGAGTGGCATATTTGCGGCAAGGCCCGCCGAAAAATAGTAGAGCTGTAAATCAGTGCAAATAATATTAGCTGCACTATTGACCCATTTAATTAGCTAGGCTATTTTTGTGTTGAACCCACCTACCACACGGGTACAACACCATGCGGACACAGCCAGCAACACCCTGCAGGGTCTACCTGCACCCCACAGCGGCCACTAACCCGGCCACTATCGCAGCCATCATCAAGCGCACCGGCCTTGCCATCGTTATCGGTGGTAATCGTGCCGGCGCAGCGCTGCGCCCTGCTCAGCCGGTCGAGGACTTCGGCCCCTGGGACGGAGGGTCGGCAGCGTGAATACCCTTACCGACCTCAGCAAAAAACTACTGCCCGCCCAGGTCAACGCCGGTGGCGCGTTCAGCGTGGCGTTTACGCACACACGCATCTACGGCAGCACCCAACAGAACTACGGCACCCTGCAGGTGCATCGCGAGGCCAAACAGCTGCGCCTGCATCTGCGCGTAGACGGCGACCTGCACACCCTGACCATTCCCCAGGCCACCGCCACCAACCCGGTGGCGCGCATTGAGAAATGGATCGACGACTGCGCCAATGGCCGGCTGGAGCGTGCAGCGTGAGCCCGGCAGAACAGCGCACGGTGGCGCTCAAGCATATCCGTAACGCGCTGCTCTGCGTGCGGTACCGGTGCTCAGCGGATTACGACACTGGGTACTGCGGAGGCCAGATCAACATGCTCTTTTTTGTCGGAATAATTACCGCCGAAGAGGCCGATCGGCTTGAAGACCTGCAGTTCAACGCGCGCGAACACAACAAACGCCGTTGGTCTGTAGCAACACAGGAGCCCACCCATGCCGCATGAATACGACCTGGCCACCACAGCCAAGCTGCTGAACACCGGCCTCAAGCGCCTGACCGCAGACCTCAAGGCCCGCAAAATACTTGATCAGCACTGCCTGCCCTACAACACGTCAGACGTTGACCGCGGCCGCTTTCGCGTGAAGCTCAAGCACCACAACGGCAACCCGCAGATCAACAACGGCAACGGCCAGATCTACGGCCAAACCTACGTCACCCAGAAAGGCTTGCGCTGGCTCGCCGACCTGATGGGCGTAGAGATTGAGGAGGCAGCGTGATCAACCTCAACAAAGCCCCCCTCAACCCGCAGCCACTGGTCGAGCGCATCACCGGCGCCGTCGCCCTGCTGCAACTGCGCCTCAAGCACCCCACCGCCGTGGATGCCAAACAGGCCGCAGCAGCTGCAGATGAAGCACTGGAACACCTGCGCCGCCTGGACGACCAAGCCCTGCGCCTGGCCGAAGCCCTGCACATTGGCGTTGCGCGCTTCCCCTACCCGCTCACCGTCAGCGTGGGTTTTGTAGGGCGAGCTCAAGAGCAACTGCAGCTCACCGTCATGGATGGCCAGCACTTCAAGCACGCTATCCAGGCCAAGACCGTAGACGGCCTGCGCGAAATGCTCGCCGTGGGCTACCTGCCCGAGGTGGCCGCATGACCACCGCCACCCTTGAGCAGCTGCAGCGCCGCTACAGCCTGCCGTATCTCACACTCACGGAGCTGCGGGCCGAGCACTTCCCGCACATCCGCACAGACCGCCACCTGCGCCGGCTGATCGACACCGGCGAGCTAAAGATCACGCTCCAGCGGCTGCACGAATCCAAGCGCAGCCCGCTGGTCGTCACCCTGGAAGAGCTGGCCCGATACCTCGACACCCAGCTCCAACGGGCCAACGCCGCATAAGCGGCACACAACCAGAGGAAGCACCAATGAAACCTACCGACCCGGGCGAGTTCATCGCCAACCTGAACGCCGGCGTGTTCGCCAACCAGCTGGGCCGCGCCCTGTCGGACGTGGCAGCAGGCGTTATCGACCACAGCAAAAAAGGCAAGGTCATCGTCACGTTTGACCTGTCGCAGATCGGCGAAACCCACCAGGTGGAAGTCACCCACAAGCTGGACTTCGAGACTCCCACCAAGCGCGGCAAGAAGCGTGAAGACACCACGCTGAAAACGCCGATGTTCGTCACTGCCAACGGCCTGCAGCTGTTCGCGGATAACCCAAGCGGCCAGCTGTTCAGCGAAAAGCAGGCGCCGGTCACCGCCCGCGACTGACCGCCAGCAGCACCAATCCACCTACCACAAGGAATACCCAATGTTGCCAGTAGAAACCCTCAACCAGATCACAGCGACCCATGCCGCAGCCAACGGCAAGCCGCTGGGCACGTTCGTGCCCGCTGCACTGGTACCCGATCAATACGACGTTCGCACGCTGGAGTATCTTGCGGCGCAGCGCAGCCGCTTCCGTGGCCAGCTCCACACCCAGTCCTTCCTCGACTTCTGCACCTACGTCGAGCAGCACCAGGCAGACACCGACACCCCTGCCGGCTTTGTCGATGCTGATGAAATGGCCTGCCAGGTTCTGTTCAACCTGGGCGACATTGTCACGCCCGGCCACGGCGACGACAGCGCCATCCTGCGCCTCAAGCCCACCGCCGCCTTCAACGCCCTGCGCCAGATTGTTGGCAAGACGCTCAAGCAAAGCCAGCTGGCCGAATGGATGGAGGACTGGCACGACCTCCTTGAAGTGCTCGACACCACCGGCACCATCATGCCCACCGCCGTGGCCGTGCAAAAAATCCGCACCATCACCCTAAAAGCCATGGCAGAGCGCACCAGCACCGAGCAAAACTTCAGCGCCTCGCACAGCAGCATGGACAGCATTGAAGCCGCCCACGCCGAGCAGCAACCGGCCGACCTGCTGTTCACCACCCAGCCCTATGACGGGCTGGGCCGGCGCGACTTCAAACTGCGCCTGAGCATCATCACCGGCGACACCCCGCTGCTGAAAGTGCGCTGGGTAATGCAGGAGCAGCAAGAAGAAGAAATGGCCCAGGAGTTCAAAGATCGCCTGACCTCCGAGATCGGCGGGCTCTGCACCCTCACCGTCGGCACCTTCGCCATCGGCAAATAACCACCAACCACAGCAGCCAGCCCGGCGCCGCGCCTACCACGCAAGCGCCGCCGGGCGCAGGGAGACACAGCCAATGACCGCACCAACCACCCTCACCGCCATCCACTACTTGGGCGCCGCCATCCTCGTTCTCATCATCCTGCTGGCTCTGGCCTGCTGGTGGGCGTATGACGCTTACGAATCTGGCCGCAGCTCACGCCAGCCGGAGATCAACAAGCTACGCACGGCCAGCCATTCGGCCAACGCCTGCAACTCCGAACTGCGCGAACACGTAGCAACGCTCAATACCCAGCTGCAGCACAGCCGCAACACCGCCGCCCAGGCACTGGAACAGCAACAGCTGAACCACGACCAAGAGCTGCAGGCCCTGCGCGACCAGCTCGCCCCGCTTGGCCTTAAAGACCTGAGCACCCTGCGCGAAATGGCAGACAAGCTGAACCTTGCAGCCAACGCCCTGCACGCAACTCAACAGTTCAAAGACTCGCGCCAAGCCAAAAACCTCGCCAGCGCCGGCCACCGCATCGCCGACCAACTGGCCCGCGCCCGCGCAACGCAGGAGGCAGCATGACAGGCCAAGCCATCCGCACCCGCAACGAGCTGATCGCCGCCCACGCAGCGCACGCCGCCAACATCGCCCTGCTGCAGCGCACCCCGCAAGAGGGCCAAGCCGCCCGCGAACGCTGCCAGCACACCATCGACAACCTGCGCAGCCAGATGCTGGCCATTGACACCCAGCTGATGCGCAACGAATGCGCCGAGGGGGTTTGATATGCAGTCACCTGACCAAAACGTAGAACGCAACCGCCAGCTGCTGCTGGACCGCTCCCTGGTCGGCCTGAAGAAGTACGGCGTCACCACCGAGCGCAACGATCTGACCGTCAACGAATGGCTGCAACACCTGCTGGAGGAGCTGCTGGACGCGGCCAACTATGTGCAGGCGGCGAAGACAGCGAACACTCTTTGCGGCGGCGGATTAGCCGAAGCCCTTCAGCAGTGCATCACGTCCATGCTCGACAGCGGGTACAACAAAGACAGCGTAATTATCCAAGTAGCAACCGAGGCCCTGGCCGTCCATCAGCGCAACACACACGCTGCCAGCAGCGCCGCACTGGACGTACTAGCCGAACGCCAACGCCAGATCAACGCCGAAGGCTGGACGCCCGAGCACGACGACGAGCACGACGGCGGCGAACTGGCCGTTGCCGCAGCGGCTTATGCGCTGCACGCAGCTGATCACCTGCACCCGCAGAGCCAAGGCGATGGCGGGGACAAAGCCCCCACCTGCTGGCCGTGGCATAACGCCATTGCCGGGCGAGGCGAAGGCCCGGAGAAAAGCGAGCCCGCATGGTGGAAGCCAGGCAAACCGCGACGCAACCTGATCAAAGCCGCCGCCCTGATCATCGCCGAGATCGAACAGGGTCTGCCCCTGTGCGAACGGCCCTATGCCGAAATCGGGCGGCGCATCGGCTGCAGCGAGCAGGAAGTACTGGAGGCCAGGTTGATAGCGTAGTAGCAGGTACTAATGTAACTGTGGATAATACAGATCCTGTTAATCCTGTAGTAAGTTCAACTGATACGGTCTATGATGACACAGCATTAGCTGGAAGAGTTAGTCAGAATGAACTAGATATTGCAGATACTCTTGATTTAGATCGTCCTTACACTTCACGATGTATGACGCACTTACGTAATCTAGAGATATTTAAAAAATATCGACATGGTGTTATGATAAATCCTGAATACTTTTTTGCTGGGTCTTTAGAAGATAAGCCTAAGTTACATGCTATATACAATAAGTTAGGTAAACAGGAGGAGGAGATTACTAATGTTGAAGCTTACTAATAATTTATCAGAAATGGCGTTAGGGGATTATCATAGTTATCCTAGCTTTCAAAAGATAGATATTACAAGAGGGTACATTTACTTACTAATAGATTCTAGTTTCCCTGAATATATTAAATTAGGTATGACTCGTGATCTGAAACGTAGGTATAAAGAATACAATCAACATAAACCTTATAACACAGCTACATTTATCGCAGTAAGCGATGTATTTGCTAATGTTGTAAAGGTAGAGAAGAAGATTCTAGAGGTACTACTGAAAGAGATTCATCCTATTGGAACTAAGTTTGAATGGTTTGAGACTAAACATGAAGACCGTCTTAAAGAAATAATTGAGGAAGCTGAACAACACTTTCACTTATATAACCCTGCTGGAGACATTTATGCCACTAACTGAGAAAACTAGTGCGATTGCTAAGATAGACCCCGAAAGTAAACTAACTATTGCACAACTATGTGGAGGTTTGCCTTCTAGAATGCGTAAGTATGTGACACAAGATATGGTTGATGTGGTGAATGATACTGAGGATGGGGATTTCAGGGAGCATTACCGTAACAACGTTCTTAGTTTCACAACTGTGCTACAAGAAGGTAAGTACAAAACTCTGGATTATATTAATGCAGTTAAGTTTGTTAGTTTTAAATTACTTGGGGATGGGAACACTCTTGCTTACAGCAAGACGTTCCCAGAAAGATATCAACGCTTGGTGGATAAAGGGATTACTGGTAAGAATATAGCTGCATATTCAACTGCTTATAATCGAGGTGATTTAGTTAATAAGATTATGGAGCAATCTCTTGTGCCTGTGCATATCCTTAATATGGATATACACCAGGAAGCTATTAATACACAAGCTGAACTTATGAGAAGTGCTAAGTCAGAAACAGTTAGACAGAAAGCAGCTGAGTGCTTGATTGTACAATTAAAGGCCCCGGAGTCAGCTAAGATTGAAATAGATGTAAATTATAGTAGTGATATTGTAGATGATCTGCGTGCTACTACTAAAGCTTTAGCTCAACAGCAACTTAAGATGATAAAAGCGGGACATATGAGTGCACAGGAAGTTGCGCACAGTGATATTATAGCTAAACGTGTAAAGAGTGTTGAAACTGAATATGAGGAGGTTAAATGATTCATTGTATGAATGATTGTCTAGGAAAACTGAAAGCTATTAAGAAGATGGCTCAAGATGGTATGAATGAGTCAACTGATGTTGTACAACGTAATAAGTTTGAACAAATCTCTATGGAAATCAGTTACTTACTGGTTGAAGCTGAACATGATGCCCCGGAGATATCTTAAATGTCTAAGCTAGTTAAAAAGACTGTTGAGGAGTGGCTGAACAATATAAGCTACTCTCCGGATCTTTCTTATGTGCCTAGCGAGTTTGCTTTAGAGTTTGTAAGCTTTATTAAGTTAGTTAATGGAGAAAGGGGAGAAGAAAACAAGACTCCTGTGATCCATTATCAAATGCTAGATAATATTACAGGTACTAAGCAAAATACTGTGAATATGTGTTCACGTGGACTAGCTAAGACTACTATTATGGCAGAATACCTCTTCCTATACTTAG